TCTTTCGGCAATCTGTGTAAACTTTGCCAAGTAGATATTAAAACTTTCTTATCTGTTACATTAGAATATCCACTATACAATCTATGACAATTGTTTTCTACATTCCAACCATACGATTTAAAATCAGTATACATCTGCTCTACTAAAGATGTTGTCGGAACTATTAATAGACACCTACTCTTTGGTTCATCTTTCAATAAATGAGTATAGTATCGAATAAGAGCATAAATGATAAAAGATTTACCACTTGCAGTCGGACTTAATAATAATGTTCTGTTAAATCTTAAACTATGATGAATGGCGTCTACTTGATAATCTCTGACCTTAAAAGATTGACCTAGACTGTTCGCAAACTTTTCAACAATATTTTTATCTACTTTGTTGTCTATTTCAACATCTTCACCACAAACAATATTGTAACCACGCTCTTCTGCGAATGCTTTAATGTATGGGAACAATCCAAAATAGATTTCTTTATACTTCTGAGAGAATAGTCTTATCTTACCATCCCACATTCTATTACGAAATTGTGGCATGAATTTATATCCAGGAACATAGAATGTAAAAAATTCTGAAATTTCACGCTGAACATTTGGGTCACATTCAACTGTCAGATATACCTCGTCTTTCTTCTCTAAGATGAGAGTTTCCATTTACATAATCCAAGTCATCACACTAAATCTTTTTCCTTCTGTTACTTCTTTGACTTCGTGTGGGTACATAAAGCTAGATGGAAAAACGATAGCAGAACCTTGTATCTTTTCTATATATTTGTCGCCACATATAACAAACTCACCGCCTTCATAATCATCATTTAAAAAGATTAAAGCTGTGATATGTGGATAACCATATTGTTGTCCATGACTGTGATGTATGCTATCAATATGTTTATTCATAAAACCACCCTTACCATAACGATTTATTCTAAAGTCGGTATGGATTGTTGATGTGATTTGATTGTGAACATTTGTATAATCATTCACACAATAATCAAACGATTCTTTCATGTCCTTAAAGTATGGATCCTCAGGACCAATCCAATATTCGTCCATCGCAACTTGTGAAGTTCCAGTATTTTCATATTTATTTGAAAATGTAGATTGTTGCCATTTCGCTGTTGTATCATAACGATTTGCTATCCAATTACAGGTTTTTGTATCCATAACATCTGGATAAAAATAGATATAATCAGAAATCTGCTGATTGGAATTCATGGTGTTCTCCTACTTGTCCTTTCAATTGAATATTCCAGGCTATGCTTATGCGATTAGCCTTTGACTTATTTGGTTTAACATAATGAGGCAACCAAGAAGGGAAAATTATTGCTCTATTTTGTTTAGAAGCATAACTTAATAAGCTTGCATTTGCCATTGTTTGTTCTGACATTCTAGGTAAAATAACACCTGCGGCTGGTCGAGGGTCTTGAAACATTATACTAACACCTTGGTCATATGAATGTAAATACCACACCCCACTTAAAAAATTATTTGAATGTGTATGAGCAGGATGATTCTCACCGCTTTTCAACACAGTCGCCCACATATCAGTTATTACGACATCTTCGACATCATATTTTAATTCATTTAATATCTTCTTATTGGTTGATATAATTAATTCTGTAAATTCTTTAAACTCTTTCTGCTTATGTAAATCAGCAGCCCTTGTTTGCCATCTATCATCATAATCCCTATTTGTCCATAAATCAGATATATATTTTTTCATCGCTGTAATATCAGAATTGAAAAAATCTTCAAATACAAATATGTTTGTTGCAAACACTTTGTGGTGGAATCCGTCTTGAATTGTATCCTGGTCCATTATATTGCTCCGCTTGTGAATTTCTTCCACTCAATTGCATTTTTAATTATGAAGTTTCGAGTGTTTATACTTCGTAATACTTGCTCAAGGTAATTAACAATCTGTTTTAAATATGCTTCTTTTTGGTCTACCCGTTGAAGTTCTTCATCAGAATCCATATAGATATGAACATCTGTCTTTAATATTTTAAGGTCAAATGGCTTTTCTTTATATACTGAAGCATCAGCTTTACCTGTGTAGTATTCCCATTTCTGTCTTTTAAGAACCCTATATTCATACTCTGTTTTCTTTAATAATAAAGAAAACTTATTGTAATGTTGCAGGTATTTGTTGTGAAGTAGGGGAATGTTTATTGATTCTGTATCTAATTCGGTGTCATCTATTTTTAAATCTCTGTCAACCGATTGTTGCAATTCTTCTAGCGTCATAGTATATCCAGTTGTTTATAGTGTAGCTATTATATCACCTTTTGGTGATTTTGTCAAGGGTTATGTAGTAGAAAGTTGTACTATATCATAGTTTAAATAAGAAAAACTCGCCTGAGCTTTTAAATAATCTACATCACTTGCTTGTACATCATATGATAGTGAACCAATAGATGTTGGGAAAACATTTTGAAATCTTACTTCAGTTTTAGCGATATTTTTACTATTTAAAACCGTCAATGTAGCATCTGAATATATACCACCTTCAGAAAGTGGTGCTGGTATTTCTACGCCAGCAACAAGAGAACCTTTTGATGAACCAGGAAATCTATCCTCAGCAGTTGCCTGTAAGTCTGCATATTGTTGATGTGATTTTCCAAAACCTAAACCTGATATCCAATCATGCAGTTCTTTATAATTATTTAAATTTTCATCAACAAGAAATGATATATCTAAAGCTTGAAAACTTATCTCATCTCCAGGAACGGGATAATCGTAAAGAGGGGTCGGTACTGTTGATGTACCTATTGAAATGCCAGGAAGATTTACCGATTGTATAAAAAATTCTACTTGTGGTAATTTCGCAATTTTGAACCTAAACTGAATAGGACTTGCATAGTCCATCTTATCAGGTTGTCTAGTTTGTATGTTTGTGTCAGTCATAATACTATTTATAAGAGTTCCAGGAGACAAAAAAAAGACACCCGAAGGTGTCTTTTAAATATCTACAAAGTAGAAAGTAAAATTACATAATGTTTGTAACTTTAACTCGTCTGTAGTACATATTTTGGTCTGCAGCTCCAACTGCGCCGGCAACATCTAAAACACCAGTACCACGAGTTGTGGCAAATGGGTTTTGAACCATTCCGTAACGAGTTTTGAAACCAATCTTAGGTTGGAAATTATCCTGACCAACTGCACGAACCATTTGTAATGGAACATATGGGCAGTAGAAAAGACCTGAGTCATAAGGTGAAGTTCCTTTATAACCAGCTACATAGAACTGACTTGCGTGAACATTCGCACTATATGGGTCAATATACACTTTAAACTTGCCATTAAGAACACCAGCAAAAGTATTACCAGTATCATCAACATTCAAGTTAGTAGATAAAGCAGGAGCGTAATCTAATACACCAGCCATCTGAAGTGCAGAAGCAACATCAGCTGAACAGATAATTATATTACCCTTTCCTCTACGAGTTTGTTGACCAATCGCATTAGCATCTCTTTCTAGTTGGTAAAGAAGTCCTTTGAACTTCTCAACTGACCAGCGACCATTTGAATCAGTATCAAGGTCGAAGATACCAGCAGTAGTAGTATTAACTTGAGCACCTGACTTAGCGTGACCATAAATTGTACGAACTACTTCACGGTTGATTTCAGCAAGAATTTCACTTGACAAGATATTAGCCAATTCAGTTTCAGCGTCTAAGCCGTGAATCGCTTTAAGGTCTTGTGCAAGTTCCATTGTATACTCTGCTTTAAGAGCTCTTGAACGAGCAGTTACAGTAACTTTGTCAATTGAGAACGCCATTTCAGCAAATGCGTTAGTAGAAGCATCGCCTAGAGCTTCTGAACCAGCAGTTGTCATACCAGAACTAGTAGTATAAGTACCAGCAGATGGACTGTCATTCAAAATTGCAGGGTTTGTTCCTGCTTGAGCGTCACCAGATGCTGTCGGGCTGTTTGTCGTAGCATTATCAGAAGAAAATTCTGTGTTAGCTTCGTTATATAGCGCTTCAGTACCGCCTTGAGTAGAATAGCGTGAACGCATAGCAAAGATAAGACCAGTAGGTCCTGTCATTGGTTGAACGCCACAAACATCATACGCAATTAAGTTAGGCATTGCTCTTCGTACTAATGAAATAAGAACAGGATCCCAAATATCAACACTACCGTCGCCAGCAGTTGAACTTGAAGCTCCCATTGCGTTAGCAGGAGCAGCCTCAGACATAAAGCTTCGGTCCTCCCTTACTGCTTTTTCTTGGTTCTCAAGAATAACAGTTGTAACAGCACGCTTATAGCTATCACCGATTTTTGGTAAATCTGGATGCTCTAATACTGGCTGCCACTTTTCTTGTAAATTTTCAGTAAGATACATTTATCTCTCCTTGTTATTTATTTTAATTGTTAATCACCACTAAATAGAATCTACTTAGCGTCTTTTGAAATAGCGGCCGTATATGCAGCCATAGCATCGGATGTACCAGTATTAACAGGTAAATTCGTAGCCACAGAATCAACTTCATCAGCAGATGTAGCTTCTTCTATTTTCGTTTTAGGGAAATAAGATTCTTTAATAGTTTCTAATTTCTCTTGGAACTTTTCAGCACTATCGAACTCAACATTTTCAGCCATAGAAGCAAACTTCTCTTTCTCTGTGTCTGCTAAATCTTCAGATACAGAAATAACTAAACTTGCTCTCTTAGACTCAGAAACATCTTTAGAAAGATTGACATTTTTCTCAATCTGTTCGTTTAGTTTGCTTTCTAAATCTTTGACTTGACCAGTTAAATCGTCTAGTACATTGTATTTTTCTTCAGGAACATCAATATAATGCTCTTTGAAAAGTCCTTTTAGTCCAGTGATAAAATCTTCAGCGATTTCAGTACGAATACCTCTTTCAACTGCTAATTCATTTTCTTTCATCCATTCTTCAACAACATAGTTTAGATAT